ATGATCACCGACACAAAGCTCAGGAAGGCGCTCGGCAAGAAAAGAGATGATATCGAGATTATTTCTGATTCGCACGGGCTCAACGCCAGAATCAGCCAGGCCGGAAAAATATCATTTTTCTATCGGTATCGCTGGGCCGGTAAAGCGGTAAAACTCAATGTTGGTGATTATCCTGCAATGAGTATCACCCAGGCAAGAGAGCGTCGCCAACAATTCAGAAACTGGTTAACTGAGGGTCTGGATCCGCGAGAGCAGGTGAAGCTGGATAAGCAGACCCGACAGGAAGCGATGTCCGTTGCCGAAGCGTTCAATTACTGGATTGAAAGGCACTGTATCGCTAACGGGCTAGTTAAAGTCGATTACTATCGCCAGGTGTTTGAGAAACATATCGCCGAACCGATGAAGAATGTCAAAGTCGATAACACAGCGAAAATGCACTGGATCAACGTCTTCGATTCTATAGAAAGCAGGGTGATGGCTCATTACATGCTTTCGCTGTGCAAACGGGCGTTTAGGTTCTGCGTTAACAGAAGTGTGATCGCCTCAAACCCACTCGAGGGATTACTGCCATCTGATGTCGGGCAAAAGCCTAAAAAGAGAACTCGCAGGATGGACGATGACGATCTGCGCAAAATCTATCAGTGGTTGAAAAGCCATATGTCGATAGAGTCCGTTTTCCTGGTGAAATTTATTATGCTTACCGGATGCCGTACGGCTGAGATTCGACTTAGTGAGAGATCATGGTTTCGATTGGATGATAATGAGTGGGTCGTGCCTGCGGGCAGTTATAAAACTCGGGTACATATTAGAAGGGGACTCTCAGACGCCGCCGTTAACCTGGTCAGAAATCACCTCAAGAAAATAAACACCAATCACCTGGTGACTTCACAACGTAAAATTGATGGCGGGATCAAAGATTCGCCCGTTCATTCACCTGTGGCATCCAATTACGCCCGTTCTATTTGGAATGGAACAGGTATGGCAGAGTGGTCGCTTCATGATATGAGGCGGACGATAGCCACAAATCTCTCTGAGTTAGGTTGCCCGCCGCACGTAATTGAAAAGCTGCTCGGGCATCAGATGGTGGGGGTTATGGCGCATTACAACCTTCATGACTATATCGATGATCAGAAACACTGGCTCCGCGTTTGGCAGAGCCATCTTGAAGAGATCATCGGAGAGCCCTTCAGTTAATTTATCTTCTTTTTATCCTCCCACTCTTTGATTGACTCAGAGCGCCAGCGGTTAGGGTTGCCGGGCCAGTCAGGGGGTGGGAACGGGCATACGAAGCCCCGAGGCATTGTGTCTGCACTTTGCCATGACCAAAGGGTTTTGCGTGAAATTTTGTAGCGACTGGTCAGGTCTGACGTTACCAAAATATCATCCATAGCTCTCTCCAGTTGCCCGTTCGGGCCATTCAAAATCTTTTTCAACCAACCTGCCCGGGCAGGGAGCGGAGACGGCGCATGCCGGTCATCGCTGTGGCCACGTAGCTCGCCTTTCGGTTCACCACCTCCACCCAGACTTTCACGCCTTCAACCTTCACCGTATAAGTCTCTTTCATCTTGCTTCGCCCATAGTCGCCATATGTTTGCAAGTGAGCGGCCAGCGCAACATCGCAAGCGCGGCGACCAATAGGTGATTGCTTACTGCGATTAATCAGCTTCATCATCACTGCACTCCCAAAGTGGCTACGACATCACTCGCTGTTTCGCGGGTACTGCCTTTGCTGGATATAGCCCGGCGAGCACTGACGCGGTGCAGCGTGAAGCCGTGCTGTTCGTAAAGTTCAATTACGCGCGGAGCGGTAGAATTGCTGATCACCACTTTTGCCCCCCGCTGGTGGGCTGCCACACAGCTTTCCGTAAGTTCTACCTGGCTATCCCATGAGAACCCACCAGCCGCGTAGTTAGTGAAACCAGCGGTGCCGGGCAGCGGTTCATAAGGCGGATCGCAGTAAACGACGTCACCATCACCTGCCAGCGCGATCGTGCGCCTGAAGCCTGCATTCATGAATACGCATGCGTGAGCCTTCCGCTTAAATGCCCTGATCTCTTCTTCCGGGAAATATGGCGCTTTATATTTCCCAAAGCCGACGTTAAAAAAACCGTCCAGGTTATAACGGATCAGCCCGTTGAAGCAGTGCCGGTTGAGGTAAAGGAGCGCTGCTGCGCGCTCAACCGCATCCAGCCGCTGCGCGTTGAATGCTTCACGAATTACCGTGTAGTTTTCGGCATCATTCAGATGCCTGAATGCCTTCATTGCCTCATAGATCACCGAGTCGGGGACCACCGCCAGCATCTGATACAGGTTAATCAGGTCAGCGTTGACGTCAGCCAGAAGAAAGCGTTCGTGCTTGTCTGAGTTAAGGAACACCGAGCCGCCACCCACAAAAGGCTCAATAAGGCGTTTCCCTGCGGGGATCAGGCGATCCAGTTCCGGCAGCAGCGAATATTTGCCGCCAGCCCATTTAAGGAACGGGCGCTGCCAAATTCGTGATGCTGGATTGTGTGCGGGTGGCAGCTTAACCGCTTCATTGAATTGCTCAACGCAAACACTTACAAATCCGTAATTCATGCTGCCACCTGCTTTTCGTTAAGTTCTTCAGCCAGTCGTTGCGCCTTCAGTGGGTTGGTAACGACATCACCCCACGGCAGCAACCATCCGTTTTTCTCTTTGAGCCAGGGAAGGCGCAGTGTGCCAACCCTGATGTCGTCGTGAGCGTGAGTCATAACGCATAGATAGAGTGAGAAGGGAACGGGAGACCAATCGGCGCAAATGGGATATCGTCGTCAAAGTCGACCGGTGGCTGACCGCTGTTCTGCTGCAAGCGAGACTGTGGTGCGCCGCCAGTCTGATTTGCATAAGGGTTACCGCCATGTTGGGCATTGCGCGGGCCAGAGAACTGCGCGCCGCTGTGGATACGTTCGTCCTTATCCTTCATCGACAGTTCAAGCGCGGCGATCGCTTCTGCCTGGGCATTTTCAGCGTGCTCAGCGTAGGTCTTACGCGTTCCCGGCTGGAAAACGTGGCGCACTTCGAACTTGTAGCCGTCGCCGCCGTCGTTTTTGGTGTACAGCACCTTCTGAAGGAACAGGCCCACCTTTTTGCCAACCAGTGCCGGGCAGTGCCATTCGATGCCGTTTTGACCCTGTACCTGCTGCGGTTGCGCCTGTTTGACCTGGGCGACCCACATAAGCGCTGATACCAGCCCCATGCCGAAAGTCTGCTGGCCGTCTTTCCCGAGGAAGTTAATGCGCAGGTAATTTGCTTTTGCCCCGTTCGAGTCCAGGCTCAGTTCGAGCGCCTGGGACTGGCTGCCATCTTTCCCGAAGGTGTACACCGCAGAAACGATTTCGCCCTCGTAAGCGCCGGTTTCGCTGATCCCGCCTGTTGCGCCAGCTTTCTTCGCCATCTCAGCCGTTTCGTTGTTCCACATAAAAGTCATTGGTTGGTTCATCGTTAAATCCTCAAAGTTACAATTCGGTCATAAATTCGGTGATAGCCACGTCTACGGCGTGGAGGTCGTTGTCCATTTCCGTCTGGTCCGGGAATAGGTCGGGCGGAGCTTTGGCGGTGTCGTTGTCATCGCCTTTGATGAGAAAAACGTGTTTGCCGTCCTTCTTGATGGCGCGCAGCACGATGGAGAAATAGCCCTCTGGCGTCAGCTTTTCGTTGAGCATCTTTCCGGTAGTCTTCATGCGGATCTTTCCCTCGGTCTCTTCGGTGTGAGCCAGGAAATAAACGCGGAAGTCGTCCGGCAGTTCGGTGGCCGCCATGATGATTCGCCAGATGTGATCTGCCATTTCGGTGAACTTGGCATAGCCGGTCTGGTACGCGCGGTTCATGTTTTCGTGCTGCATGACCACCTGGAAATCGTCGATGATCAGGACGCGGCGCGTTTTCGACTGCACCATGCGATAGATGGTGTCCAGCACCGTTTCCCAGTTATCCGAGCGCAGAACGTTACCGCGCTGTTTGCTTCCGTCTGGCAGCAGCTTGCCGTGAAGTTTCCAGCCCGCAGACTTGAACGGCAGCATTTTGGGGATGCACTGGAGCAGCATCACATCGTCCGGATTGAAGTTGCGCAGGCTGTAGGACTTGCCCGCGCCAGAATCACCGAGGATCAGCACTGGAGTACCCATCATTTACCCCCGCTCAGCCAGTGTTCAGCCGTAAACAGCACGTCTTCGTCGTCGCTGTTGGCAACGAGCCAGCGCAGGTAACCCGGTTCTGTTTTTGCCAGCTCTGCGAACGGGACGCCTTTATGCTTACCGAAGCGGAGCGCATGCAGCAGGGAAGGGTTATTGGAGATGGCCCGCATTTCGCCCATCGTCCATTTCGCCAGGCGGCCCATATAGAGCAACAATTCGGCGGTGACGTAGCAGTCATACAGCGCGCGGTGGGCGTAAAGTCCTTCCGGTACTTCCGGTTTCAGCCCGAGGCTGTAACGCAGGTACTGGTTACTGTGGCTCTTGTGCTCCGGTAGGAGCGAGCGCGCCAGCTTGGCGGTGCAGATCCATGGAGCGTTCATTGTGGGGAGCTTGGCTTTATCAAACTTCGCGTTGTGGGCGACGTATGCGTCGGCACCCATATAGCGGCCAATTACTTCACTGAGCAGCGGCGCGCCTTCCACCATGTCTTCGGTGATATGGTGAATAGCCATGGCCTCAAATCCGATCGCCACACCTGGCTTAACGAGGTCGCTCATGGGGTTGCAGATCACGCCGTCTACGATATCGACGCTGGCGATTTCCACCACGGTTTCCGGGCCGCCTTCAAGGCCGGTAGTCTCAGTATCAATAACGCGCAACATTGTTAATCCCCTGTGTTCTGTAATCACAAACTGCATCGAAGTGCGCGAGCTGGTGGGCGATGGCCTCAAGGTCAGCTGGCGATAAGTGGTACATCAGGCACAGCAACGCGATAAGGTTCATGGCTTGCTGTTGGTTTTCGGATCGCATCGCTTTTTCTCCTGTTCTGGAAGCCCGGCACCGTGGAGGCTGCCGGAATCAATTCAGTCTTTCGGATTGAGTTTTTCTGTCAGTTCAGCCACGCAGTCACGCCCGGCCTTTTTGTATGCTTCGGCTGCGTTGCCGTCATACTTATCGTCTACTGCCTGTTCGAACTGCTCGATGGAACCGAAGAAGCAACCCGCAGCGATCCGAAACTCTTTGCCGGTCCACATAGCGAAGATGGTACGGCTGGAGTAACCACAGTTTTCACGGTAAGAAACGTTCGTGATCTTCTCCGGGCGCAGGTAGAGCCAGCCGCCCACGGTCAGATTGTCCGGCAGCGCGGTGATGCTGGTGCCGCGCAGGTCGAGCCAGCCGCCCACGGTCAGATTGTCCGGCAGCGCGGTGATGCTGGTGCCTTCCAGGTCGAGCCAGCCGCCCACGGTCAGATTGTCCGGCAGCGCGGTGATGCTGGTGCCGCGCAGGTCGAGCGAGCCGCCCACGGTCAGATTGTCCGGCAGCGCGGTGATGCTGGTGCCGCGCAGGTCGAGCCAGCCGCCCACGGTCAGATTGTCCGGCAGCGCGGTGATGCTGGTGCCTTCCAGGTCGAGCCAGCCGCCCACGGTCAGATTGTCCGGCAGCGCGGTGATGCTGGTGCCGCGCAGGTCGAGCGAGCCGCCCACGGTCAGATTGTCCGGCAGCGCGGTGATGCTGGTGCCTTCCAGGTCGAGCCAGCCGCCCACGGTCAGATTGTCCGGCAGCGCGGTGATGCTGGTGCCGCGCAGGTCGAGCGAGCCGCCCACGGTCAGATTGTCCGGCAGCGCGGTGATGCTGGTGCCTTCCAGGTCGAGCGAGCCGCCCACGGTCAGATTGTCCGGCAGCGCGGTGATGCTGGTGCCGCGCAGGTCGAGCGAGCCGCCCACGGTCAGATTGTCCGGCAGCGCGGTGATGCTGGTGCCGCGCAGGTCGAGCCAGCCGCCCACGGTCAGATTGTCCGGCAGCGCGGTGATGCTGGTGCCGCGCAGGTCGAGCGAGCCGCCCACGGTCAGATTGTCCGGCAGCGCGGTGATGCTGGTGCCGCGCAGGTCGAGCCAGCCGCCCACGGTCAGATTGTCCGGCAGCGCGGTGATGCTGGTGCCTTCCAGGTCGAGCCAGCCGCCCACGGTCAGATTGTCCGGCAGCGCGGTGATGCTGGTGCCGCGCAGGTCGAGCGAGCCGCCCACGGTCAGATTGTCCGGCAGCGCGGTGATGCTGGTGCCGCGCAGGTCGAGCCAGCCGCCCACGGTCAGATTGTCCGGCAAGGCGTCGACGCCGCTAACATCTTCCAGATCTAGATTGTGGGTGACGGTAATATTCCCGTTATCGGAAACAGTGTGCTGAATATCGTTTTTAACGAGGTACTTAATTAAGTCGAACATTGCTGATCCTTAAATTTTGGGTGTAACAATCCTGTCGCTTTAATAGCCGACCATTCGGTTAAATTCGGTTATGCTGGTGGTGTCAGCCCTGCGATTCGCCGCAGAACGGGCAGAAACTCATTTTTACGTTGGTTTCCAGGCGGTTCAGGTTTTTAGCCATTTCGCCGTTTTTCTTTTTGGCCCGGTACGCCAGTTTGTATTTCAGCATCATAAACAGTTTGCCTTCGGAAAGAGAAAGAACCTGATTATCCCAACCGGTATCAAAAGTGCTTTCGCTTACTTCAGCACCTTCCGGAACCTTCTCTTTCAGTCGCGCTTCGATCTGAGCACCGACCTCATTAATGCAGTTGCACATCCCTTATCCCTCAAAATTTCGCGTCATAACCCGCTGGCGTTTCGTCAGCGTGAATGATGCCTTCGACTGGATAGCAGTTAGTGACGCCCATTTGCTCACTCGCTGCCGCTTCACATTGCTGCTGATTGTCGAAAATACCGACAACAGCGTCCTGGTAATCACCGTTCGTCATGGTGATGGTCAGCACTAATGCGTACAGGGCTCCCATCAGTGAGTCCCCGCAGGCACAAGATTTGGTTCGATGGTGCGTGAGGCATAAGGGCGTCGAATGTTGCGCAGGTTGCCCTGCGGTTCGTGCCAGTAGGTGCCGTCGCGGTAGTCGTAGGAAACCTGCCATGCTGCGCCGGTGCGGCTGTTGCGCATTACGACAGCACGACCGTTATTTGGTACTGGGTTAGCAGCTTTCATGAAATAGCCTCCACGAATTCTGCGAAGCTGAGCGCTACTTCACCTTCAGCCAGACTTTCGAAATATTCCTCGTATGCCTTTTCCATTCTCATCCCCTTGCCGTCTTCCCGGCTGCCAGAACTTTTACCCGGGCATTCGCGTTTGAATGCGTTGTTTGGATGAGCTAACAATAGCTAAAGCGATTATTTGAGTCAATCGCTTAAACGATAATTTATTTAGCTAAAGCGATAATTTTATGATTTATAAGATTATTTGTTTGATTGGGAAATGTGCGATGAAATGATATTAGCGAAGGAATTGGGGGAATTTTAATCAGGTCAGGGACAATAAAAAACCCGGCAAGCCGGGTTTATGCGAAGCGCTTGTACTCTATTGATTGTCTTAGTAGCACTTTAGCCATTACGTAGAACTGATCTTCGTCTTCTGACTCAACATACCATTTCTCGTAGATAGGGTTGTCTGAGATGACAGCAAGCCGATCTCTTTGCATCTGAAGTCTTTTGACGTGCAGAGTTTTTCCGAACACAAATACGTAAACGCCATCACCATCAAAATGAGTCACGCCAGTATCAACAAAAATTTGATCTCCTGGTGAGATGGTTCCATCCATGCTGTCGCCGTTAACAGTGATAACTTTTACATTATCTGCGGGGCGGTTTCCGAAAAGTGCGCGAGCCTGTTCAGTTGTGTATTCGATTGCTCTTATGGTTTCGATAAAATCACTGGTAACTAGCGAGCCAGGACCGGCGCTGGCCTTAACGTCAAGCACATCCACGCGGTAAACCTCATTCATAACTGGTTTAATTTGGCATAGCGTGTTTGCTTCGCGAATGCCAGATTCCAACATCTCACCTTGCCCCGTTGAAAGCCATTCAGGACGCACACCCAGAACAGATGCGATCTCTACTGTTTTTCGTGAGCCGTTCGCACCTTTAAGTAACTTATTTACGCTGGACTGAGCCATGCCTACATCTTTCGCCAGCCTAGCCTGCGTGTATCCAGCGACGTCCATTGCGTGCCCTAAGCGTTCTGAGAATCCCATAAAAGCCTCTTTTTAAGTCCTCTTTAAATAGTATCGCCAAGGCGATTGTTTGGCAAAGAATCGCATAGGCGATTGACAATCGCTAAAGTGATATACATAATCGCTTTAAACTGATAGCTGAGGTGATTATGAAGAACCCCGCAGTAGAAAAAGCGATTGCCCTTGTCGGTAGTCAGAAAGAGTTAGCTAAACGCTGTGGAAAGGCTCAATCAACGATCTGTGATTGGTTGAACGGGAAGAAGCGTATTTCTCCTGTTCATGTCCCAGACCTTGTTAATGCCGTTAACGGAGAGATTCAGGCATACGAATTTCGGCCTGATCTTCCATCCATTTTCCCACATCCAAATAACCACGCCATTTAGTCAAACCAGTGGCGTAACTCACTTTATGAGGATTATCACCCATGGAGAACGCAATCGCACGAAAGTTAGACCCGCCAGTTATCAATCCGGTTGAGATCGAAAGCGTCCTGCTCAACCGGCTTGCATCAGTGGGCCAGAAGTCTTACGCCGAGCATATGGGCATCAGCGAGTCGACAGCCAGCAGGCGTAAAGCCGAAGGGCATTTCAGCACCATGGCGAAAGAGCTGGCCTTCCTGGGGATTCAGGCCGCACCACCGGAAGCAGTGCTGGTATCGCGTGAATATCTGGCCTCAGTCGAAACGCTCGCTGATATCGGGCTGAAAGCCGAACGGGCAAGGCCGGGGCCGCTGGGGTGGGATTAAACCATGAACCATATCGAATTCATCGAAAAGCATGTGCGTGAAGAACTGCTGAAGCTCGGTTTCTCTCTGGGTGTGGCTCAGGGGGGGCGTTCCAGGCTATCGACATGTACAAGCGCATGAGCCAGGCAAGCAGAAAGGGGAAGATTTTTGATGATGTTTTACGGCACGCAAAACTGTGGGCGGAGAAGCAGCAGCTACCCGCTGACCGCTTTGAGAAGCGAAAAGTTAAACGGAACGCCCAGCCGGGCCTGTTCTGAAAAGGCGAAAGCCGCTGTGCACGAACACAAGCGGCTCTCAGGTGCAACAAACGTCAGTAAATTGCGAGGTTAATTCTAATGCCAAAGCGCAAAAAGTACCAGGAAAATGAGGAACGACGCCTTCAGGATTCCCCTGACGGGCTGGTGGTTGCCGCGTCAAAAAACAGGGCGTTCGCCGAACGTCTTGTTGGCGTGATCCGTCTGGCTCTCGCTACGTCGGGAGTGAAAAATGGGCGTCGTTAAGTTAGCAGACTACAGGCCGCCGCTGGAGGTCGTGGAGCATCGCGTGGCGCAGCTGGAAGATGGTTTTACTCGTGTTGCTAATGAGCTTCTCGATGCTGTCATGGCATCCGGACTAAGCGAAACAGAGCTGTGTGTCGTCCTCGCTGTTTGGCGCAAGACGTACGGCTACAACAAGAAGATGGACTGGGTTAGCAATGACCAGCTTGAGCAGATGATTGCCAAGCATCACACACACTGTTCGACTGCAAAAAATCAGCTTGTTGCCAAAAAAGTCTTGGTCCAGGAGGGGCGTAGCGTGGGTATGAATACCAGCATCATCGAGTGGAAAACAAAGATTAACGGATTCTGCAAAACATTAGCTAAACCTGCTAAGGATTCTTTAGCGGAAGTTGCTAATAAAAACTTAGCTGAAAGTGCTAAGGAAACATTAGCGGAAGGTGCTAAGGATGATGGTGAAACCTTAGCAGAATCTGCTTTTGAAACTAAGCAGGATCTGCTAACCACAAAAGACAATATACAAAAGACAATAAACAATACCCCCCTACCCCCAGAGGGGGAGTGTGTCGGGCAGGAAGAAAAACCTGTCACAAAGAAAACTCAGATCGACTACCAGGCGGTGCTGTCTGCATACAACACCACCCTGGGAGACCGCCTTCCCCAGGCAGAGGCACTAAACGACAAACGTCGCCGTGCTATCAAACGCCTGCTGACCGAACTGAAAGAGCCAACCGTCGAGGCGGTGGAGAATTACTTCGCCGCTTTCGCTGAGCGAGCACCAAAGTTTTACTTCGGTGAGAACGACAGAGGCTGGCGCGCCAGTTTCGATTATCTGTTGCGCTCTGACACCCTGCTGAAAACCAGGGAGAAAGCGCTATGACCGACATGAACATGATCCCGCAGAACATCGAAGCCGAACAAAGTGTGCTGGGCGGCATGATGCTGGATAGCGGTAGCGATCGCTGCCAGACCGCCATGTCGATGCTCAAACCAGAATCGTTCTACATCCGCCCCCACCAGGTGATTTTCGCCGAGATGCGGGAGCTGGCAGCCAACCAGAAGCCTATCGACCTGATCACCCTGATTGAGTCGCTGGAATCTAAAGGGCTTGGCGAGCAGGCTGGTGGCTTCGCTTACATGGCCGAGATATCCAAAAACACTCCCAGCGCGGCGAACATCGTTCACTACGCCATGCTGGTGCGCGAGAAAGCCATGGAGCGTTACGGCATTGACAAGCTGAACAGCGCCACCGAGCTGCTGTATTCCCGCAACGGGATGACCACCAGCCAGAAGTTTGACGCTATTCAGACCCTGTTCACTGATATCGCTGACTACGCGAAAACCGGTAACCGCCGGGGGCTCCGCGAGTTTTCGGAAGTGATGGGCGACTGGGTGGACGAGGTGGAAGCGCGCTGGAGCGACTCAGACGCAACGCGTGGACTGTCGACGGGGATTGGCTCGCTGGATGACCTGCTGCAACCGAAAGGACTGGTTAAAGGCGCTCTGATGGTGATCGGCGCACGTCCGAAGATGGGTAAAACCACGCTGTATAGCCAGCTGGCCGTCAACTGTGCCGAAGTTGAGCAGCTCCCCGCGCTGATGTTTAGCCTCGAAATGCCGGATAAGCAGATTGTGGAGCGCATGGTGGGGCAGGTGAGCCGCGTAAATACCGATGTGTTTTATGGCGATCGGTACGACGACACAAAAGTCGCAATGGCCTTTGCTGCCGCTGGACGGCTGGCCCAGAACGGAAACCTGTACGTCGACGACACGCCCGGGATCACGCTGGCGCATATCGTCGCAGAGTCACGTCGCATCAAACGCGAACGCGGCGCTGTCGGCATGGTGCTGGTGGACTATCTGACCCTGATGACCGCCGACAAGGCTGACCGTAACGACCTGGCCTACGGGATTATCACGAAGGGGCTGAAGAACCTGGCGAAGGAACTGAACTGCATCGTGGTGCTGCTTACCCAGCTGAACCGTGATCTGGAGAAGCGCACTAACAAACGCCCGATGCCGAGTGATTCCCGCGACACCGGGCAGATTGAGCAGGATTGTGATTACTGGATCGGCATCTACCGCGAAGGCGCATACGACGAAAACGCAGATCAGGCGGCTACCGAATTGCTGTTGCGCCTGAACCGCCACGGCCCGACCGGCGTTGTGTATTGCGACCAGCGCAACGGTGCGATCTACGACTGTGACCAGGCTGCTGCTGAGCAGAAACGCCGCGCGAATGATGCCAGACCCAACAAAAAGAGGGAATTTTGATGAAAATTTACATTGCTGGGCCAATGACCGGCATCCCGAAATTTAACCGCCCTGCGTTCCATTTTGAGGCTATGCGCCTGTCGTCGGAAGGCCATGTGGTGTTAAACCCTGCGACGCTTACCGATGGCCTGAGCCAGCCAGAGTACATGGATATTTGTCTCGCTATGCTCCGCTGCGCTGACGGCATTTTCCTGCTGTCCGGCTGGCAGAAATCAGCAGGCGCAAAAGCGGAACACGCTCTGGCTCAAAAGCTGGATCTGGAAATCATTCATCAGGAGAACGCGGCATGACCAACAAAACCAAAGAACTCGTAGCTGCCGGGCATGCGTTGGCGAAAGAGCTGCATTGCGCTGAGTCTGCCGCGCTGGTGCGCGAACTGGCGACGCAGCTGGATGTGCAGCGTGCTCGCGCTGATGTGTTGGCTGACGCAGATAAGCAGAACACCGAGCTGAAAGACGAGAATGAGTACATCCGCAATCGCTTCAAAGAGCTTGATCGGATGTTCGGTAAGAACCTGCTTGTCATGCAAGCGGCTGTTATCGACTGGCGCACCACCGGCGACGCCAAGAACGGGATGGCCTGGATTTTTAACACCCTGCTTGGTCCCGGCGAGCTACCCAACGAGGACGAGAAAGACGCTCAGGCCTATTTTGACCGCGAATACGCGCCACTCGACAAAGAGCTGATGGATCTTCACCAGTGGTTTCGTGAGCGCCATAAGCGCATTGAATCCAAAGGTGCTGTTATTCAGGAGGCCGCCCAATGAGCAACATCGACAAACGTGGATTACGGGAAGCAGCGGAGAAGGCGACGAAAGGCCGGTGGGCTGTTGAGTTCGACGATGAGATTTACTCCACTGACGGCGTGAACCATGAGCAAATAGCCATGGTATTCAGTGAAAACGAAGCGCGTGATGCTGCATTTATCGCCGCAGCCAACCCCGCCACCGTGCTGGCGCTGCTGGATGAGCTGGAAGCCAAAGACTCAAGCATCTCTACTCAGCAGCATGAAATACGTACACTTCTTAATGCTCTAGAGCAAGCAACGGAGAAGCGAAACTCTGACATTCCTGGTCAGAAACGACTGATTGGGTGGCGGGCATCAGACTACACCGACGAGACATCTGACCCTGAGTTAGCTAAAAACTGGGCCGCTGCAATTGGTGTACTGCCTATTTTTGAAGGTGATGTGAATACCAAGCTTAGCGCCGCTGGCATCAAGGGGGAGTGATGCTTCAACATCAAATGCAGCCAACATTTAACACCTGCATGGCTACCTGCGTTGCAATGGTTGCCGGTCAACCTGTCGATGAGGTAGTGGAACGCTGGCATCAGAAATTCCACGACAAAACAGACTGGCTCGACGACGCGCTGGATTATTACAAAATCCCGTATTTTTACGGAAGCCAGCGCAAGGCCGAATTGCTTTACGGGTTTATTTACTTCCTGACCGTTCCGTCACTGAACATCAAAGGCGGCCTGCATCAGATTCTGATGTCGTTAACGGCAGAACGCGGCATAGAAGTATTTGACCCGGCAATGGGTCGGCCAGGATCAAAATATTACGTTTGGGGTGAAGCGCAGAACGATGATCAATTCGGCGTTATCTCCTGGTGCGTCGATTTATCGGTTCCGGTAGTGCAACAGAAAGGTGAGGACTAACCCATGAGCACTATTACCAAAGAACTGGCAAAGCTGTTCAGAAAAATTACGAATTCTGAAATTGATGCGGAGGGAAACGCTCATGTTGTTTTATCTCCTGCTGATAGCCTCCTGATTAATAATGCGCGTATCGCGCTGGCATCGCTCGAAGCGGAGCCTGTGGCGTGGGCGCACAGATTAATCAACAAGCGTAACGGAGTCGTTCACCCTTGGGTTTACGGTAGCGCAGAGGCGTGTCCAAGCGAGGGGGATATCTTCAATATTGAGGTAATGCCGCTCTACACCGTCCCTCCAGCGCCGGTATCTGTGCCCGCTGCGATGGAAATGGATGATGACTTTGACAGCGCGTTTGAACACGGAAAAGCTGTCGGCTGGAACGCCTATCGCGCCGCCATGCTTCAGGCCGAACCTGTAAGTAATAGTGATGAGTTACCGCTGGACTATCTGCAAGGACACAAAGACGGCCTGGAGTGGGCTGCACAATTGGCAGAAGCCAATCATCCGCAAACAGGTGACTGGTTGTACGATGACCCCATCGATCTTGCCAGGGCGATTCGCAAAGGTCCGGATATGCCTACTGTTCAGGGTGGCAACTCTCCGGTGATTCCTGATGAGGTGTTATCAGCAATCCGTAAAGTCGCCAGAATTCGCACAGACTTCGATCATTTCGACGGCGACAGACGAGGTATCGGTGATTGTCTGGATGAGGCCGAGCAAGAGCTTATCGTTACCATTAACAAATATGCCAGTCAGTTGGCAGCAGAACCGATAGCGACTAATGACGTTCGAGAGCAGCAGACAGCCGTTCCGCCAATACAGGCTGATGTCGCGCAAGCAATTGAAAATCTCAAGCAGAAGTTAGTGGAATGCAATCGCTATAACTACTGCGCAGATGCAGTGAAGAACGTTGAGGATGCCTGCCACGCCGCCATGCTTCAGGGTAGCCAACCTGTAAGTAAGCGCGAACAGGTTCGCCGTGAACACGCTGAATGGTCAGATAAGACTTTCGGCGATGTTGGTCCCGTTGGCCCGCTTAAACACCTGTCGAAAGAGGCGCTGGAAGCTGCCGCAGAACCTGACGACCTCAGCGAGTGGGCTGACATGCAGTTCCTGTTATGGGACGCCCAGCGGCGCGCCGGTATCAGTGACGGTGAAATCACAGCTGCGATGGAAGAAAAGCTGAAAGTGAACATGGCGCGCCAGTGGCCGGAGCCGAAGGACGGAGAGCCGCGCCAGCATCTTAAGCCAGCGCCGCAGACAGTGCCTGATTCTGTGATCAGCGCAGCAGTAAATGGAATTATGGCAACTTATGCCGACAATGCGGAAGATTGCCGGGAAATGGTACGCACACATGTTGAACAAGCCTGTCGTGCCGCTATTCAGGAGTCCGGTCATGGCTAAATCTGCCGCTGAACGCAAAGCCGCCCAGCGAGCCCGGCAAGCTGCTGCTGGTGGTCGTAAATTTGAGCTCATGCTTGATACGCAGGAACTGGAGATGCTGGAGCGCAATTGTGCATCACGCCGCCCGGGGCGAGCGCCGTATGAAATGAGCGAATACGTCGCGATGCTGATCCGCCAGGACGATGCCCGCGTTCGTGGTCGCATTAAGTCAATCAGCGCGAACCGCTGCGGTAAATGCGGAGATGCGCTGCCGGTTAAGTCGTGTCCGTGCGACGGTGATTCGAAATGCTGGGTTACGCGTGGCTGGCATGAAACTAAATTAGCATTGTGACATGTCACAATGTAATCAATAACATACAAGCCTCTTCGGAGGCTTTTTTTGTCGGCGTTAAATTGCTTTTGCCACAATGCCCATCCATAATATCCCTGTCAGCCTGAACAACTGACACCCGGACATTCGCGCCACGGAGAACACCATGGCGCAGCACCACCAGCTTAAACACATTCGCCTGACGTTATCCGACGTCAGCGATTTGTCGTATCTGTCGCTTAACCTCTTCGGGGGTGACGCGTGAGCCAACAATTCCACCTCGTTAACGAAAGCGTTAAGCAGAACGCTATCAACTACATTCGTCAGTTGCCAGTCGACAGTAAGCGCCCGCTGATACTCGACGTCAAAGAGTCGACGCGCACCGCTATTCAAAATCGCAAGATGTGGCCGCTACTGAAAGATCTTTCCGACCAGGTTCTCTGGTTCGGCAATAAATACGATTCCGACGACTGGAAAGACCTCATCACCGCGCTGGTGGCGAAGACCAAAAAGCAGGAACAGCGAATGGCCCCCGGGCTTGATGGCGGCGTCGTGATGTTCGGCCAGCGCACCAGCAAAATGACCATTCCCCAGATGGTAGAGGTCATCGAGGCGATTTACTGGTTCGGCACCCAGCAGGGCTTCACATTCAGCGAACAATCCCGCAATGAAATCGAGTGGGCAAAGCGCTGGGGGAACAGCAATGCGAAATAACCCCAGTCAGAAAACCTACCGCAGCAAAAAATGGCTCGCCGCTGTCGGGCAGATCGAGCAGTGCGTGTTATGCGGTTCGTGGGGGACACAGGTAGCGCATCGCAATGAAGGCAAAGGCATGGGCCTGAAAGCCGATGATTGCGCCACGGCGGCGATCTGCGTTTGCTGCCACGACAGCATCGACAACGGCAGCAAGCTATCGCGAGACGAACGCCGCCAGCTGATGGACCGCGCTATCGTTCTGACCGTTATCCAGATAGCCCGCCTTGGGCTGGTGGTGCCAGCATGAAAATTTACGACATCACGCCGATCGGCAAGCCCCGTATGACCCGCGCCGACAAATGGAAAACACGGCCTGCGGTCATGCGTTACCGCGCATTCTGCGATGAAGCACGTCTGCGCAAAATCAATCTCCCTGAGTCCGGCGCGCATATCACCTTCGTTATGCCAATGCCTCCGAGCTGGAGCAAAAAGAAGCGTGAACAGCTCAACGGCAAGCCGCACCAGTCAAAACCAGACTGCGACAACATGCTTAAAGCACTGATGGATGCCCTGTTTGATGATGATTCCAGTGTCTGGGATTGTCGCATTACAAAGCTATGGGGCGAGAAAGGCCAGATCATCATTCGGGAGAACGGACAATGACACGCACCGATATTAACAATTACCAGAAAGCGTCTGTTGAGCGTACCAACCCGCAAAACGCCTGGGTGACGCTGGCAGCAGCACCACGCAGATCTTACCTGGGGAAATACCGCCGACTGACACCATCGCAAAGCCGTTGGGTTCGTTCGTTGCTGAACCACTGGGGCGGCATGTATGGAGGCAGCGGAATAGAACACCTTTCAGGTGGCGGTGGTATGTGGTCAATGATATTGACCGGCTGGACTGGCGAACAGCAGGAGCGGATCGCTACCGTACTGTCTGGTCTGCGTAAAATTGGCTATACCGGAGATGCGTTGTTTGAGCAGGCTAAAGCCATCATCTGGCCGAAGAAATCACTTTCTGACCTGATCGGCAACGCCGGGGATCAAGAGGAAGCTGCATTCATGGAGGCTATCATCCTGAAGTCCTTCAAGCCGGGGAATCCCGTGTATGAGATAGGGAAGGACTATTACACCTGGAGGAAAACCATTAATGACATGGCACGGTGGATGCAATATTACTACGCGCCGTTTCTGACCGAAAAGCAATGTATTGACCGCGTGCGCTGGTGTATTGAGTTGTTTAATTCTGCTGTCTTCTTCACGTTAAAAGATGAATTTGGCTTCGAAAATGCAAAAACTTGCGAAAAAGACTTGAAAACGAGTTTTGAAACTGCATAATTCAGATATGCTCGGACGTCAAAGGCGAAAGAGCTTACCCACCAGCGGAGATGCCTTGCGCGGAGCGGTGTGAACCACATTTAAGCCCTTGCAGAAATGCAGGGGCTTTTTGCATTCAGGGTCAGAAGCACAGAGGTTGTGAGATCGGCTGTTAACCGATTGGTCGAAGGTTCGAATCCTTCCTGTCCCGCCAAATACCTACCAGGACCATAAGAGCAAAAGCTCAACGCACTACCCTCTATTGCCCACCGCGCCGTGGGCTTTTTTATTGCAGGCCGCAGATATCATTTTCAGATGCCATGTAGCAATCAGAGTCTGACGGCCTTTCCCCTACAAACACACACAGCACCATCCGGAAAATCGGAGGTGAGGCCTATGAAAATGCCATACAAACAAGATTTCATCGCTGCGCTACTTGCCGCCAAGGAGCAGGGTATTGGTGCAATGCTGGCTTTTATCATGGCGTATCTGCGTGGTCGCTATAACGGCGGCGCGGTAACAAAAACGCTAATTGATGCGCTGATGTGCGCGATGATTGCCTGGTTCGTTCGTGACCTTCTGGACTTTATCGGCCTGAGCAGCAACCTCGCCTACATAGCCAGCGTCTTTATTGGATACATCGGCACCGATTCGATCGGCAATCTGATTAAAAAACTTGCAGCAAAAAAGGCGGGAGTTGACGATGCAAACCAGTCCTGACGGAATTGCTCTGATAAAAAAATTTGAAGGTTGTCGGCTGACTGCTTACCCCGACCCCGGAACGGGAGATGCGCCGTGGACCATCGGCTATGGCTGGACCCATCCGGTTGACGGAAAGCCAGTAAAGCGCGGTATGACTATCGACCAGCAAACCGCTGACAGGCTTCTGAAAACAGGGCTTGTTGGTTATGAGAATGACGTGCTGAAAGTTGTCAGGGTGAAGCTGACACAAGGCCAGTTCGACGCACTGGTGTCGTTCGCTTACAACGTTGGGTCGCGTGCTCTTTCCACATCTACACTGCTGAAAAAGCTGAATGCTGGCGATATAAAAGGCGCGGCAGATGAATTTCTGCGCTGGAATAAATCAGGCGGAAAGGTGATGCCGGGGCTCACGAATCGCCGCAAGGCAGAGCGAGCTCTGTTCCTGTCATGATTAGCGCACTGGTTAAGCGTTACTGGCTGCAGTTGCTGGTGCTGGCGTTAATCGGCGCACTGGCTTTCTTCGTGAACCACTACCGCGACAACGCCATCACTTACAGAGACCAGCGCGATAAGGCCACTGAGAAACTCCTCCTGGCGACCGCCACCATTAAAGACATGCAGACCCGCCAGCGTGATGTCGCTGCACTGGATGCCAAATACACCGGAGAACTGGCTGATGCGAAAGAAACCATTGAGCGTCTGCATAGCGATGTCATTGCTGGCCGTAAGCGGCTGCAGCTCAACGCAAACTGTCCCGCGAACGGAACGACCAGCACCGGCGGCCTGGGCGATGTTACCGGCCCCCGACTTACTGACTCCGCTGAACGGGATTATTTCACCCTCAGAGAGCGAATCGTCACAGTGACGAAGCAGGTTGGCTATCTGCAGGAATACATCAAAGAGCAGTGCCTGAAATAAACACGTTTTGCAAAGTACAAAGTCCATTTAATGAGCCTCGCGATGCGGGGCTTTTTTATGTCCGCAGTAAACGCGCATCGCAGCGCGTAACAATCCCGAGTCTTTCAGAAAGCTGAGCCTGAGAACTGCCGTATATGGTGGCGACCATCTCGGGGCGGCTTTTCTGTGCGAACAGGCTCATCTTTCTAAAAGGTAAGACGCTATGAATATCGTTCCACTAAATTACAAAGGCGAACCTATCCGCTTCAATACTGATGGCTGGATTAATGCCACTGATATTGCAAAACGTTTCGGGAAGCGTCTGGATCACTGGTTGTCCAACGCTGAAACTCTCGAATACGTTAGAGCTCTTGATGAGGTTTATTCAGGTGAACCATCGAAAATTCTACATACCCGTGATTCCGGGTATGTAAAAACAAGCAAGGCACGAAAGGACAGGGGCGGCGGAACATGGCTGCATCCAAAGTTATCAGTTGCCTTTGCAAGATGGTGCGATCCGAAATTCTCCGTATGGTGCGACCTGCACATTGATAGTCTGCTTCGCGGTGAACTGACTGAGCAGCAGAAATATGAGCAAGCATGTCGTATTCGCGATGACCGGAAATCAAAAGCCAGCAATGGGGGCTAGAGAGATGGCTCGCTGGCGATGGGATAAGCCGGTTATTGAAGCAAATGTCGAGTACTGGCGCGAGCAACTGCAGTTGACTCTCGATATCGCGTGCTGATGGCAAACGCAAAACTGCGTTATCGAAAAAATCAAAGTATTACGAGAACTGAGCAACGGCCATCCATTCCAAAGCCCATCTACGGGTGGGCTTGATAATGGAGCACTGGAATTATTCATGAACAGACCACACCCACCAGCGCATTTTACGATGCCACCTGACCCGAAGCCGTACATCAGCATTATGCCCGCTAATGACGTTGGCGAGTGGCTGAATCAGCACATCCTGAGCGATGAGGGTGACCTCTACAACCCTGACCACCAGCATTTGCTTGAAGCGGATCTGTGCTTTCTCTGGGCGTCGAACGCTTTCGAGAAGAAAGGGCGTTCCGTGCTGGGGCAGGCGGAAGAAGTGGCAATGCGTGCCGGAGGCTGGCAGAAAGCGCGGATGGAGCAGCAGATGTATGAATGGTTCGGCAGGGTGCCGCATTTCATCATCACGCTCGCCGCCGATTACTGTTCGCAATGTTCCGATCTGGAGTTCTGCGCGCTGATAGAGCACGAGCTTTATCACATCTGCCAGGCGACAGATGAATTTGGCGCGCCGAAGTTCACGCAGGAAGGGCAGCCAAAGCTGAAGCTGCGCGGCCATGACGTGGAAGAGTTTGTGGGCGTGGTTCGCCGTTACGGTGCAAGCCGGGACGTGCAGGAAATGATTGATGCGGCGAATCAGCCAGCGGAGGTAGCTCATCTCGATATTGCCAGAGCGTGCGGGACGTGCATGCTGCGACTGGCTTAAATACTGGACTGTATAAGACGAATGGTGATTTATGGCTGCATTAAAACCTGATGTGAAAGCCTTCATCATTCAGTCGCTTGCGTGCTATGACACGCCATCGCAGGTGGTCGAGGCTGTCCAAAAAGAATTCGGGATCAAGATCACCCGCCAGCAGGCTGAATCTCACGACCCCACGAAGGCCAGCGGTAAGACGCTCGCCAAAAAGTGGATCGAGATGTTCCACGCGACGCGCGAACGGTTCCTGACCGAAACCAGCGACATTCCGATCGCGAACAAATCCTATCGCCTCCGCGTGCTTGACCGCATGGCAACCAAAACCGAGGGGATGAAAAACTTCTCCCTGACGGCGCAGCTGATTGAACAGGCCGCGAAAGAGGTTGGCGACGCTTACACCAATAAGCTGAAGGTTGAAAGCACTGGCAAGGATGGCGGCCCGATCAAGACCGAGACGACCAACCTCACCGCAGATCAGGCCGCAGAGCTTTACCGCAAGATGATGGGGTGATCATGCCTCTACCGTTTGAATTCGATTTCAGAAACCCTGATTACCAGATGGTTTTTGAATGGCGGATGGAGCGCTTACAGCGCATTCGCCAGAACCCTGAAATGCTGCCAGCGCTAAAGCAGTTTTACCGCACCAACCCGGCACAGTTCATCATCGACTGGGGGATGACTACTGACCCGCGTAACATCGATTATGGCCTGCCGGTCACCATCCCTTTTCTGCTGTTTCCGAAACAGGAAGAGTGGATTCACTGGATCATGGAGCGGCGCGAACGGCTGGAGAACGGCATCACCGAAAAGAGCCGCGAAATGGGGCTCAGCTGGACGGCGATCGGGCTGGCCTGTTCGCTCTGCCTCTTCAACAAAGAAATGGTCATCGGCTTCGGCTCCCGTAAAGAGGAATACGTCGACAGCACCGGTGACCCGAAAGCATTGTTCTGGAAGGCGCGAAAGTTCGTGGAAACACTGCCCATCGAGTTTCGTGGTTCGTGGGACGAGAAGAAGCATGCGCCGTATATGCGCGTTGAGTTTCCAGATACTGGCGCGGTTATCAAAGGCGAGGCTGGCGACAATATCGGACGTGGTGACCGTACCACGCTCTACCTGGTGGATGAAGCTGCATTCCTCCAGCGTCCTCTGTTGATTGATGCGGCACTGTCGCAAACCACCCGTTGCCGTATTGACCTGAGCTCGGTTAATGGCATGGCGAACCCGTTCGCGCAGAAGCGCCACGGCGGAAAAATACCAGTATTCACGTTCCACTGGCGAGATGACCCTCGCAAGGATGAAGAGTGGTATCGCAGGGAATGCGAGAAAATCGATAATCCGGTGGTGGTGGCACAGGAACTTGATCTGAACTACAGCGCATCAGCGGAAGGCGTCCTGATTCCATCCGAATGGGTACAGGCTGCCGTTGATGCGCATATCAAACTGGGTATCCAGCCAACAGGCAAACGACTTGGCGCGATGGATGTCGCTGATGAAGGCAGGGACAAAAATGCCTTTTCCACCCGTCATGGCTTCCTCCTGGAGAATGTGCGGGAATGGTCCGGTGTGGGCAGCGACATTTATCAGTCCGTCGAGAAGGTCTTCGGTTTTTGCGAACAGGACAATCTCGAAGAGTTTCGCTTTGATGAGGACGGGCTGGGCGCTGGCGTTCGCGGCGATGCACGCGCTATCAACGAACAGCGTAACGCTGCGCGTCGACCGTCAATACTCGCTACACCGTTTCGCGGTAGCGGCGCGGTGTTTGATCCGGACGACGAAGCGGTGCGCGGTGACAACGGGCAAGCCGCACGTCTGAACAAGGACTTCTTCGCTAACGCCAAAGCCCAGAGCTGGTGGCGGTTACGTAAACTTTTTCAGAATACCTGGCGCGCCGTGGTTGAGGGCATGGCCTACAACCAGGACGAAATCATCTCAATCAGCAGCGCCATGGCGAGCAAAGACAAACTCATCATTGAGCTGTCGCAGCCGACCTACTCCATTAATGGCGTGGGGAAAATCGTTGTTGATAAACAGCCTGATGGCACCAAGTCGCCGAACCTCGCCGACTCGGTGATGATCAGCTACGCGCCAATGAATTCAGCCCTGAACATCTGGGAGCTGCTAGGGAGACAGGCCTGATGGCACGAAACAAGCAATCCTCTCAGCGAACGGCACAGGCCACCGCTGACGGCTACGAGAACTTCGTCGCCCGCGTTGGGATGCAGACGCCTAACCAGCATTCAGCATCGACCTACCGGGCGAACTTCACCAGCCGCAACCGCATGCTGGTGGAATGGTCATATCGCGGTTCGTGGGTTATCGGTGAAGCGGTCGACGCTATCCCGGACGATATGACCCGAAAGGGCATTCGCATCACTTCGGAGATTGACGCCAAAGACCGTGGCACCCTCGAAGCGCAACTGGATGAGTTGCAGATCTGGGATGCGCTGAACGACGTGCTGAAATGGTCGCGCCTCTACGGCGGCGCGGTCGGCTTCATCATGATCGAGGGGCAAGCACCAATGACCCCGCTGCGACTCGAAACCATTGGCGAGGGCAAGTTTAAGGGCATTCTCCCGCTCGACCGCTGGATGATTAACCCGGTGCTGACACGCCGCATTAAAGAGATGGGGCCGGACCTCGGCAAGCCTGAGTTTTACGACGTGGTGACCACCGCAACGGGCATTCCGGCCTGGCGCATCCATCACAGCCGCCTGATCCGCTTTGATGGCGTCACGCTGCCATTCCAGCAGAAGATGACCGAAAACGAATGGGGAATGTCGGTTGTAGAGCGTATCTGGGATCGGCTTACTGCGTTCGATAGCGCCACTGTCGGCGCGGCGCAGCTGGTCTATAAAGCGCATCTGCGTACCTATAGCGTGGAGAAGTTGCGCGAGCTTATCGCGCTTGGAGGCCCGGCGTTCGAAGCGTTGCTGAAGAACATCGACCTGATCCGCCAGTTCCAGAGCAATGAAGGTATGACGCTCATGGACTCGCGGGATAAGTTCGAAACCCACCAGTACAGCTTTAGTGGTCTGGATGACATTCTTTCGCAGTTTGCTGAGCAGATCAGCGGTGCCGTTGGTATCCCGCTGGTACGCCTGTTCGGTCAATCCCCGAAAGGCTTCTCTACTGGTGATGCAGACCTCGCCAACTATTACGACCGGGTGAGCTCATTGCAGGAGCGCCGCTTACGGCTGCCGATGCGCCGGATACTGGACATTATGCACCGCTCGGAACTCGGAAAGCCGCTGCCGGACGATTTCACGTTTGAGTTTAACCCGCTATGGCAAATGTCAGACGTTGACCGATCAACGGTGGCCGTAAACACCACCAACGCGATCAGTACCGCGCTGGGCGACGGATTGATGACGCGTAAGGCGGCGATGACCGACCTGCGCGAAAACTCTGACGTCACCGGCATCGGGGCATCCATTACCGACGAGGATATCGAGAATGCCGAAGACGAAGCGCCGCCAGGCATCGGCGAACTTGGCGACAAACCGCCAGAGTCGCCAGGCGGAGATCCGATATCGAACGAGCCTACGGCAGATAGCGCGGGCGGTCGGGGATATCGTAAATGGGCGCTACGATGGTTCAAACGATAGCGTCACCGAAATAATGGATGCGCTGGAGCGCTACAGCGAAATCATCACCCCCTGGGCGACGAAGGTTGCTGAGAACTTCACCGCAGACATAGCGCGCCAGAATGAAAAGCAGTGGCGTCAGCACAGCCGGAACATCAGCGCAGAGCTGCGCAACATGGTTGACCGCGCCCCGGTAGGCCAGGTGATGAAATCCATCGTTGCCGAGCAAATTAAGTACATTAAATCGCTGCCTCTTGAGGCCGCCGATCGGGTGTATGACATTCAGAACAAAGCCATCGAGGCTGTTGTGACTGGTGGCCGCGCTGAGCCATTCGCGAAAGAGATAGCTGCGTCCGGTGACGTGTCACGCTCGCGAGCGAACCTTATCGCCCGTACCGAGCTTGGACGCGCAACCGGCGCGCTCGATCAGGCGCGTGCGCTGTCAATCGGCTCGAATGGTTATATCTGGCGTACAGCCGAAGATGGCGACGTCCGGCATTCTCATCGGGAGATGGAAGGTAAGTTTGTCGAATGGGGCCGACCTCCAACGCTTGACGGTATGACCGGCCACGCTGGTGAGCTGCCGAACTGCCGCTGTTACAAAGAAATCGTCTTCCCCAACCCTCATTCTTATCTCGCCTGAATCGCAGGTAAACCATGAAATATTTTTTCAATACCCGGCTGGGGGAAACCCGCTATCAGCTGGCTGACGGCTCGCTGTTGTGTAAAGACGTGCCGATAGGTCGAACGGGTAAGCAGCTCTACGGCGCTGCCGATCTGCCAAACCTCAAACCCGACAAGCTCGGTGAGATAGTCGTAACGCGTTCTCCTGAGCAGGTATTCCATCCGGCCACGCTCGCCTCATTCGAAGGGATGAGCATCACGATCCTGCATCCTGAAGATGAAAACGGGAATGTGCGGCTGGTAAATCCCGAGAACTGGAAAGAGCTTGCTGTCGGGCATCTTCAGAATGTGCGGCGCGGGACTGGTGACCAGTCTGATTTGATGCTGGCAGACCTTATCGTCAAAGACGAAAGCGCCATTCAGCTTATCGAAGATGGTCTGCGCGAAGTGTCGTGCGGCTATGACGCGGAGTACGAGCAGACCGAGCCAGGTAAAGCCGAGCAGGTCGATATTACCGGAAACCATGTGGCTCTTGTCCCTAAAGGCAGAGCCGGAAATCGTTGTGCAATTGGAGACAGAGACACAATGGCAAATCAAAAGAAAAGCTGGTGGACCCGCATGCGCACGGCCATCAAAACGGGTGACGCTGACACCATGAACGAACTGCTGGACTCTGCGCCAGCGGCGGTAACGGGTGACGAAGGGGATCTGCCGAGCGGCGTTAACCTCAACATTAACCTTTCACCGCAGCAACCATTGCCGGACAAAAAGCCGGAAATGGGCGGAGAGCCAACCGGCGACGGCGAGGACGATATCAAAACCTTGCTCAAAGCCCTGCTGGCTAAGCTCGAAGGAACTGCGACGGGCGATAACGACAATAAGCCTGACGAAAAAGACAAAAAAGATCCGACCGGCGACGGCGAGGACGACGAAGAGGAAACCACGATTACCGGTGACTCTGCCTATCGTGCCGAGGTTATCGTCCCGGGTATCGATCTGAGCCGTAAGGTGAAACCGACCGCGTTCAAACGTGATGTGCTGGCTGCCGCTGACAAAACACTGGTTCGCCAGGTTGTCGGTGATGCGGATATCCGCAAATTGCCCAAGCAATCGGTAGATATGGCGTTTAACGCCGTGTCAGAGATTGCCAAAGGGCGAAACACCCGCAGCACCACGGGCGATGCACAACGTCCAAATATGGGCATGACCAGCATCGCTTCCCTGAACAAACAAAACGCCGACTTCTGGTCTAACCGCAAAGGATAATCCAATGACTGCATATCTGTACCGGATGCCTGTTGGCATTGCCGGGGCTATCTCTCGCCCGCAGGACTTAACCGTCGAACCGGTGATCCTTAAATCCGCTAACGCCTTCGCTGCCTATGGTCTGGCTGGCAAATATGACGCTGACGGCTTTTTCGTGCCGCTGGCGGACGGTGACACCGCCGACAAGGTGAAGGGGATCTACGTTCGTCCGTATCCGACCACATCGCAGCCAGACATGGTTCGCCAGGTGGGGACGGATAAGAACTTCCCGGGTGACGCCATGAAGCGTGGCTACATGACCGTTAATCTCGGTTCTGATTTTGATGCCAGCACCATCAAAAAAGGCGACCCGGTATACGTTGTCGTCTCCACTGATGAATCCATAAAAGTGCCGCTGGGCGGCTTCATGTCCACGTCCGTCAGTGGCAAAAACGTGGCGCTGACCAACGCCGAATTCACAGGGGCCGGTGACGCTAACGGCAATGTAGAAATCTCCTGGAAGATTTAAGGAACAGACAAATGATTACTTTTGATCAGGCAACCGTAGATAGCTCCGGTGCCTTTCTCATCGGGGAGCTGGAGCGACTCGACCAGACGCTGAACCTGCCTCTGGTGGGGTACACCTGGACCCGAGATATTCAACTGCGTGAAGACGTGTCTATCGCAGATGACATTTCCAGCTGGACGAATACCAGCTTCGCCGCTGCGGGTACTGGTGCAAATCCGAATGGTAAAAACTGGGTAGGCAAAGACTCCACCGCTATTGCTGGCGTGAACGTGGATATCAGCAAAGACGGCAATCCACTGAACCTCTGGGGTATGGAACTGGGCTGGACCGTTGTAGAGCTGGCAGCTGCTCAGCAGGTAGGCCGCCCGATTGATACCCAGAAGTACGACGGGATGCAGCTCAAATGGCAGATGGACAACGACGAGCAGGTTTACATCGGTGATGACGCACTCGGCCTGAAAGGTCTGGCAAACCTCGTCGGTGTGACGCTGAACAACGCGCCGAAGACCTGGGCGAACTCAACCAACGACGAGATCCTCGATAGCGTGAACAGCATTCTGTCTAATGCCTGGGCAGCATCCGGTTATTCCATCGTGCCTTCTGATCTGCGCATTCCGCCAGAGCAGTATTCACTGCTGGCGAGCCGTAAGGTTTCCGAAGCGGGTAACCAGTCACTGCTGACCTATCTGGCTGTGAACACTATCGCTTTCCACCAGAACGGCGTTCCGCTTGAAATCAAAGCGGTCAAATGGCTGAAAGGGCGTGGGGTTGGCGGTAAAGACCGTATGATCGCCTACACCAACGACAAGAAATACGTGCGCTATCCGCTGGTGCCGTTGCAGAGCGTTCCTGTCCAGTATCGCGGTCTGTATCAGATTGCGACCTACTACGGCAAGCTCGGTGCGGTTGAGCCAGTGTACAAAGAAACCCTGTCCTACGTGGACGGTATCTGATAACCAGAACGGCCCCGAAAGGGGCCAGAAGGGAACTGAAAATGGCGAAAGAAAAGCTGGTTACCATCCATGTTCACACCCCGTTTACGCTGACGCTCGGCGATCAGTCAAAAAGGGAGTTTGGCCGGGGACGGCATAACGTACCGGAAGAGGTCGCGTCGCACTGGTTCACCCAGGCGCACTCCGAGCTTTCCGAAAGCGTGATTAGCGACACCGATGATCTGCAACCCATTATCGACAGCCTGCAAGCTCAGATTGCCGACAAAGATAAGCAGATTATCGATAAAGATCAGTTGATTGCCGATCTGCGAGAAGCGCTGCTCAAGCTGCAAGAGCAGAACGACAGCCTGCAAGCGCAGATTGCTGCCGCCCAGACTGGCGGTAATGGGGCGAAAGATGCCAAAGAATCAAAGCCTGCCAACAGTAAGTGATTTTCGGCGCGACTTTCCACAGTTTGCTGACCCTGCCAAATATCCCGAAGCACAAATCCAGTTTCGTCTGAATCTGGCTGATGTGCTGCTGAGCGAAAACGTCACCGGCAAAGAGTTGTTTCCGTACTTTGTCGAGTTGTTCGTGGCTCACTACATGACGCTCTGGGCGGCAGATAGCCGGGCAATGCTCGTCGGCGGCCCGGGTGGCTCAACCAATGGTGTTCAGTCCTCCAAGTCCGTTGACAAGGTAAGCGTCAGCTATGACACCAGCGCGACGCTAAACCCTGACGCAGGCTTCTGGAATAACACCCGATATGGCGCTGAATTTTATCAGCTGATCACGATGTTCGGTGCGGGCGGTCGCCAGCTATGAGTTTCAAAAGTGGTGTAACAACGAGGGTTGATAACGCTCAGGCCATTCTGGATGCGCTCCGGTCGCTAACCAAAAAGGATGTGCTGGTGGGCATCCCGGAAGAAGACAGCGAGCGTGAGGATGTTCCGTTTGGTAATGCCGGGATCGGTTACGTCAACGAATACGGCTCACCAGCGCAAAACATACCCCCACGCCCGCACCTGATCCCCGGCGTTAAATCCGTAGAGGAACAGACGGTGCCGCAGCTCAAAGCAGCGGCGCAGGCTGCGCTTGATGGAAATGCGGCGGGTGCGGAAAGAGCGCTTAACCGCGCCGGAACGCTGGCCGCGAATGGCGTCAGGCGTTACATGACCATTACCGGATTTACACCGCTTGCTGATAGCACCGTTGAAGCACGCGCACGCCGTGGGCGCAAAGGGGCAAAAGAGGAACTTGCGCGGCGCGCTGCTGGTGAGTCTCCTGGAACCGATCTGGTGAAACCGCTAATCGACACCGGGCAATATCGCAGAGCTATTACCCATATTGTGAGGGATAAAGATGCAGACTCTTGATGTAACAGACGTGCTTTTTGACCCCGATTTTTGCGACTTCAACCTGTGGGTAACGCGTCGCGCGCAAACGGTGGACGATGACGGGATCGGCAGCGACAGCGAAGTTAAAACGCAGTTTGCCGGGGTTGTTACTGTTGACCGCTCCCTGGAAAACCGCCGCATGCAGGCCGGGCAGGTTATCAGCGGCGCGATTCTCATCGTGACAACTGAGCGGCTGACGCAGGGGAAGACTGGCCGTGATGCCGATATCGTGACGTATCAGAACCGTGATTATCGCGTGACATTCGTCGACCCGTATACGGCTTACGGTGCTGGCTTCGTCCAGGCTCATTGTGAATTACTGCCGTTTGATGGGGGAACTCCCATTGAGCAATAACACCAGCACAGAGCGCGGCTGGCTGACACCCACCAGCGGCGATCCGGCTTATGACGAAGCGCTCGACAGGCTGCTAAGCCAGTGGATGCGCAATGTTTCCGGCTTGCCGTCTGGAATGGTTCGTCCGCGCTGGCAGAAAAATCAGCCGCCACTGCCACCCGTTGAAACGAACTGGTGCGCGTTTGGCGTTACCGGGTTGCTCATTGATAACAACCCTGCATTCACCGGGCAGACTGAAGAGGGCGCTCAGCTCTGGAGGCATGAAACGTTCGAGTGCATGGCGTCGTTCTATGGTCCGGCTGGTATGTCTTATGCGTCCCGTTTTCGCGATGGTATATCTGTCCCGCAAAACAATGCTGAGCTGAACGCGCTTGGTTTATCCCTTGGCGACTATACCGCTCTGACCCCTTTCCCCGAACTTATCAACCAGCAATGGGTTCGCCGTTACGACATGACGGTGCGCCTGCGCCGGAAGGTTGTGCGCGAGTACGGTATTAAATCGCTGGTGGAAGCGCCAGTCACCTTTTTTGGAGAATAAACTATGACGCAGGGCTTACCTGTATCCAACGTTGTAAACGTTGATGTGATCATCTCGCCGAAAGCGGCTACTGGTCGTAACTTCGGCGCGCTGCTGATCCTCGGTTCTTCCACTGTCATTCCAGTGCAGGAACGCGTCCGCCTTTATGCGTCCGTTGAGGACATTGGCGAGGACTTCGGAGTCGACAGCCCGGAATATGAAGCGGCGCAGGTTTTCTTCAGCCAGTCGCCGAAGCCGACGCAGGTTTATGTTGGCCGCTGGGCGAAGACGCTGACCTCTTCCGAAGGTGGAAGCGTGGAAACCATCGTGCAAGCTGTTAATGCCTGCCTGCAGTATACCAACTGGTATGGGCTGGTTGTCGCTGATGATGTTGCTGATGGCGATGATGTGCTTGATGCTGACGACGTGATTGAGGTTGCTAAACTCATCGAAGCGTCCAGCCTGAGCCGCATTTTCGGGGTAACGTCAGCCGACACTGAGATCATCAGCACGACTTCGACGACCGATGTTGCGTCTAAATTAAAGGCCGGTAAGTATACCCGTACCTTTATTCAATATTCCACCAGCAGCCCTTATGCGGCGGTTTCAGCTTTCGGTCGCGCGTTTACTGTCAATTTCAACGGCAGCAATACTACCATTACCCTGAAATTCAAACAGGAACCGAGCGTAACCTACGAAACGCTGACGGTAGGACAGGCGGCGGCTGTGGATGCGAAGAATGCGAACGTGTTCGTGTACTACGCCAACGACACGGCGATCCTGCAACAGGGTGTCATGGCGAACGGTGACTTCTTCGACGAGCGCCACGGGCTCGACTGGTTGCAGAACTACGTTCAGACCAACCTCTATAACCTGCTTTACACCAGCACCACCAAAATTCCGCAGACTGATGCCGGTGTGACCCGTCTGCTTTCCAACGTTGAACAGTCCATGGATCAGTCCGTCACGAATGGTCTGGTAGCGGCTGGCGTGTGGAATGGTGGCCCTATCGGACAGCTGAATTCCGGCGATACGCTGACCAAAGGCTATTACGTGTATGCGCAACCGCTGTCCGAACAGGCGCAGGCCGACCGCGAAGCGCGCAAAGCACCGTTAATCCAGGTGGCCTGTAAGCTGGCTGGCGCAGTTCATTATGCCGATGTGCAGATCAACGTGGTTCGCTAAGGAGCGATAAATGGCAACTTATTCTTTTCTCGATGTAACCGCGTCGCTCACCGGGCCGACCGGAGTTATCGATCTTGGTCAGGGTTCTGCGAACTCTGAGGAAGGTATCACCCAGACTATGGGCGGCAACAAGAACACCATGACCATCGGTGCCGATGGCGAAGTGATGCACAGCCTGCACGCCGATAAGTCAGGCACCATTACGGTGACGCTGCTGAAAACCTCCCCGGTGAACAAGAAGCTGTCTCTGGCGTATAACGCGCAAAGCCAGTCCTCTGCCACCTGGGGAAATAACGTGATCGTCATTCGCAACACGGCATCGGGTGATATTTCTACTGCGCGTTCGTGTGCATTCCAGAAACAGCCTGATTTCAATAACGCCAAAGAGGGCGGAACCGTAGCCTGGGTATTCGATTGCGGCAAGATTGACCAGCTGCTCGGGGAGTTTTAACGCATGGAATTCGAAATTAAAGGCGTGAAATATCGCACCGCAAAGCTCAGCGTTTTCGAACAGCTGAAGGTGTCCCGAAAGCTGTTGCCGGTGCTGGCCGGGATGGTTTCTGACTTCCGGAGCGTTCAGGAGAAGATCAGCAGCAAAGACACCGAAGGCGCGATGGCTACCATCCTGCCAAAGATTGCCAATGCTGTGTCCGATCTGAGCGATGGCGACGTTGACGCTATCCTGTTCCCCTGCCTTTCCGTTGTTTCACGCGAGCACATGAAAGGCTGGGTGCCGGTCTGCCAGCATGGCGAAATGGCGTTTGACGATATCGACCTGCTGACCATGCTGCAACTGGTGGCGCGGGTGGTCGCCGACTCGCTGGGAAATTTTTTGCAAGGACTCCCTACCAGCGAGACGCCCACCCCGCCAGCGGAATAACCTTCAACAGCCTGCCGGGCGGTGAAGACTTTATTCTTCGTCCGGCGCTTGCCTTCCATATTGACCAGAAAGACCTTAACAGCGGTGCGGTAGACCTCTGCCGTATCGCGCTTCTCAATGACTACCTCGACATGCGCGAGGATAACGACGCCCGGGTAGATAAATGGAGAGCGGCCAATGAGCGGTAACGCAGATACGATTAAAGACTTCCTTGTTTCGCTGGGATTCGATATCGATCAGGCTGGCGCTAATAAGTTTGAAGCCGTGCTGAAAGGCGTTACCGCAAACGTTCTGAAGGTCGGCGCGGTGGTGGAAGGCGCAGCGCTGAGCATTGTCGGATTTACCACCCAGATCGCGAATGGTCTGGATAAAATTTACTGGGCATCCCAACGGACGGGGGCCAGCGTCCAGGGCATCAAAGCGCTGGGCTATGCCGCGTCGCAAACCGGTGCCAGCGCCGAGTCGGCCATGTCCTCCCTCGAAGGGCTGGCCGGTTTCATGCGTAGCAATCCGGGGGCGGAAGGCTTCCTGAACCGTCTTGGTGTCCAGACCCGAGATGCCAGCGGAAAGATGCGTGATACTGCGGCCATCTTTACTGGCGTTGGGCAAAAGCTCAACAACATGCCGTATTACCGCGCGAAGCAATACGCGCAGATGCTTGGCATCGATGAAAACACGCTGATGGCGATGCGGCGCGGCATGAATGGCTTTACCGCCGATTACCAGTCTATGCTGCAAAAGACTGGGTTCAACGCTGATAAGGCGGCTGTGCAGTCCAATAAATTCATGACGTCCATGCGCGGGCTTACGTCGCTGTTCGGCATTATGCGGGACAAGATCGGCTCAAACCTCGCTGGTGGTCTTGCTGGTTCGCTGGACAGCCTGCGGCGGCGCATCCTCGACAACTTCCCGAAGATTGAAGAGACGCTGACCAGAGTTATTAAAGGCGTGATCTGGCTTGCGAACGCCTTCACGCGAATGGCGTGGCGGCTCATACAGGGCGCTGGCTCTGTCATTGACTGGTGGAAGCGTCTTGACGATGGCAGTAAAAATCTGCTGAAAATATTCGGTGCTCTACTTGTCGCATGGCGTCTGCTTAATTCTGCGTTCCTGAAATCCCCGATTGGAATTATCACCACGCTGATTCTGGCGATCGGATTACTCTATGACGATTATCAGACGTGGAAAGAAGGCGGTAAAAGCCTGATTGACTGGTCCAAGTGGGAGCCTGCAATAGAAAAGGCGAAAAAGGCAATTCTCTGGCTGCGCGATAAGCTTCTGGGGCTGAAAGATTCTGTTGGTGGATGGCAGAACTCGCTGGAAATTTTGGCTACTTTCATCGCTGGGGTATGGGTAACAAAAGTATTGGGAGCATTCGCAAAAATATCCGGTCTTCCGATACCTCCATGGCTTAAATTATGGGGAGCGTATGCTGGTTACCTGGTTTCAGATCGTGAAAACATAAAAGCCAGTGCTAAATCATCTTTGGACTATACCAAAAGGAACATTGGTGATGCTCTTGCTACGGTTGGCATCAAAACCGACCTTGGGCGAAAAGATGTTAGCGAGGTAAGAGAATGGCCCGCATGGATGGATTGGCTGCATGGTGGCCCAGGTAAGATTATTCGTCAGGCGCAAAGCAATGGCGTCGTTTATGGCGATAATGTTCAGCCTGACATTCCCGGGGCGGAACAGCATGTTCGTAGTAATGAAATTGCCCCGCATGAAAGAGATGAAATAAAAAACCGTCAGCAGGCTGCTAATGGTTATCTTGAAAAAATCTCAGACGGGATTGCCAAAATCGGTAATTTATTTTTCTCCCCGGCTGGAGCTGCTGAAATCTCTCCAAATATATCGGGTGACCCCTCCCAGTTTGCGCAATCAGTCAAACGTCCACAGGCCACAGCCCAGGGCAAAGTATTGCTCGACTGGATGGGGCCAATGTTCAATAAGCTGGAGTCTCTTTATCAGCTGCCTGCTGGCTTGTTGAAAAGCGTGGCGATCACTGAGTCGGGGGGTAATCAATTCGCCACGTCCGGCGCAGGTGCAAAGGGGTTGTTCCAGTTTATGGATGGCACGGCGCGCGATATGGGCCTGCGTGGTAACGATGTGTTCGATCCGGAAAAGTCAGCTCAGGCAGCCGCTAAGTACCTTAGCCAGCTGTTGCGGCAGAACGGCGGAGACCTTAGCAAAGCACTGGCATCATATAACTGGGGGATCGGGAATGTTAAGCGTTATGGCATGGGGCTAATGCCGCAGGAAACGCGTAACTACATTCCGAAAGTGATGAGCAATATGCCCACCAGCGCCCCGGTGATTCAGCAGGAAACGAATATTAACATCCACGGCGTTTCCGATCCGCGCGAGGCTGCCCGTTTGACTGTTGACCGTCAAAAGGGTGTGAACTCACAGTTAACCCAGCAACTCCCCGCAGGACCGAGATAATGGATATTTTATCAGCGATTTTTCGCCAGCAATCACGGCGAATTGGCCTGCTGATCCCCAGCGTGGTCGTTTCCGAAAAGCATTCTGATGCGCTCGAAATTACTGAGCACCCGGTGGAGAAGCCAACAACGAATAGCGCCTCGGGTTTCATCGCCGATCATGCGTATAAGCGCCCCAGCGAAGTCACAATGGAATGCGGCTTCGCTGGGGGCGGTTCGTTGCTGGACTTCATTGATACATCTTCAATCGGCCTCAGCGCCGGACTGAGCCCGAAAGAGACCTATCAGCAACTGCTGGATCTCCAGTCCTCCCGGGTGCCGTTCGATGTGGTGACCGGGAAGCGGGTGTACAGCAATATGCTGGTGAGAGCCATCGAGGTGACAACGGACAAAACCAGCGAGAACGTGCTGAACTGCACGCTTACCCTGCGTGAAGTGATCATGTCGCAAACGCAGAGCGTTAGCGTTGCTGATAAATCAGATATGCAGGATGGCGTCAGCACATCGGCGGTGCAAAATTCCGGGACGAAATCCACTACACCGCCAAACGAATCTTTGCTGAGCCAGCTGGGCGGAAGCGTTACATCAGCATTCGGGGGATGATATGCAGTTTAACGAAATACCGCTTTCTCCTGACAATCAGCAGTTCCGCGTTTTGCTGGGCAATACTACGTATACGCTCAGGATCATCTGGCGCGATGCGGCTGGTTGGATTATGGACGTGATGGATAGCGGCGGTGCCGCGCTTCTCTCTGGCGTACCTCTACTGACCGGCGTGAACCTTTTACGACAATTTCCACAGCTTGGCATTGATGGTGCGCTGGTGGTGGCGACCGATAAGGGCGCACCAGACGAGCCCACCAAAACCAACCTCGGCACATACAGCCACCTCATTTTCGTGCAGGAGTAGAAATGTCTCTTAACTGGATGCGCCATTTTGAGTTGCAGCTGTTGGACCAGAACGGGCAGGGTATTTCCCTGTCTGATTTTAAGGTCACGTTCCAGATCGAGTGGGCAGATACACGCTGGCCGCGCGTGGCAAACGTGAAAATTTACAACCTTTCGACCGATACCACGAACAAGATACTGGGGCAGGAGTTTGCAAAAATTCGCATCATTGCCGGGTATGACGGTATTGCGCCGGATGTTGATGCGAGCCAGGTTGGTGTCGCCCGGGAGATTTCACCAGACCAGGTAGGGCAGGTGAACGGTCAGAACTACGGCCTGATATTTGACGGTGATATTCGCTTCACCGTCACCGGGAAGGACAACATCACCGATTCCTGGGTGCTGATTCAGGCCATCAGTAACCACGAAGCGTTCCTCTACGCGACTACCATCACCACGCTTGCCGCTGGCTATACCGTTGCGGATCTGCACCGGGCGACGATGCAGGATTTCAACGCGTTCGGCGTGACACAGGGCATTACCGGCGATTTTCCTGATACCGTGTTTCCTCGTGGCCGCGCGATTTACTCATCCAGCCGCAACGTGATGGATAATATTGCTGCGCAGTGCAAAGCGACATGGCAACTGGTGGATGGTCAGGTCCAGATGGTGCCGGAGGATAAATATATTCACGAAGCCATTGTGTTGAATGCCAATACTGGCCTGATCGGTATGCCGCAACAAACGATGGGCGGCGGAGTAAACGTGCGGTGCCTGATAAACCCAAACATCCGTATTAATGGTCTTATCCAGCTCGATCAGGCTTCGGTGTACCGCGCCACGCTCGGCAATAGCGAAATAGCACAGTCGCCCGGGCGTATCACCGAAACAGAAGAGAACGGCAACCGTGTGCTGACCGGCACGACGTCACAGGCTGCCAGCATTGCGACGGATGGCGTTTATATCGTCAAAGCTATCGACTATACTGGCGACACCAGAGGTCAGGCGTGGTACATGGATTTGATGTGTTTTGCGCGTGGCGCTCGTGATCTTTATAGCCCGAAAGCAATGCAAGGGACGACGAATTAGTGAGGTGGGGCCGTGAGACATTTACTTTGCACTGTTACCGTGTTCGCGGTGCTTATATCAGCACCCGCTTTTGCGGATCAGCAATGTGGTGATTTTAAAATCCATTGGGCAGATGATGGCTTAGCCAGAATCAATGGCGCAAAGCCAGAAATGCAAAAAATCACCTTCCTGAAAAACAAAGGCGATTATAACAATATCAAGATGGATTGGCGTATGGCTACCGATCAGCCTGGAAGATGGGTTGGTCTTGAGTACATCAATCGAAACGGCAAAGCCATTCTCAACGCACAGTGGTTGCAAGCCAGCATGGATTCGCCGCGTCAGTATGCAACATACGACTGCCGAAAAGTAAAATAGCCCGCCAGATAGGCGGGCATGCGTCAAAAATATTGAGCTTTAATTATAATAAACACAATAATTACGAACAGGATGTTTCTAATTATTTTTTGCTTATGAGTAAGTTGTTTTTTTTCTGTCGATTTCCCGGGAGAGTAAAGGTTAGTGGTATGCGACAGCCCCGTGCCGGGAAGGCCATTTGTCATCTTTACGCCTTTTTTCCCGATGTTAATGGTGGAACCTTTACCACCAATTGAAGTGCTTACTCCGCTTTTACTAATGTTGATCGCGAGTCCGGGCGCAATCCGGATTCTTTTACGAAATCTAAATCCCATTTGTTACTCCTGTAGTCAATAATGCGATGGTGCAGGTCCACTCTATGGCGGCTTCATGGCTGAAATTGATTTTCAATGCTTACTTGTTGCAAACATATCCTAATACACCTTGTGAATGTGTGCCATTGCAGCGGAAAAGCCTTACTTCACACTGATGTAGCTTAGTTACTAAGAGATAATTGATACCAAACCAGCTTCGGCTGGTTTTTTTATGGGGGTTTTATGCCAATTCCAACTCAATCACAGATCGGCGGTGAGCAGCAGACCGCGCAGGCCATTGCCGATTCGGTGTCGACCCAGATGCGCGTAGCGATGCCCGGCATCATTCAGTCGTTCGATCCTGAGACTGTTACCTGCACAGTAGAGGTGGCGCTACGCGGTATTGTTGGCGATGGATCCACCGAATTAAAACCGCTGGTGGATGTGCCGGTCATCTTCCCGCGGGGCGGCGGTTGCACGCTGACCTTTCCGGTAAAAGAAGGCGACGAGTGCCTGCTTATCTTTGCCGACCGTTGCATCGATTTCTGGTGGCAGAGCGGCGGCGTTCAGGAGACAGTCGACCCTCGACAGCATGACTTATCTGATGCGTTCGCCATCGTTGGCCCGCAGTCGCAAGCACGGAAAATCAGCGGTATCAGTACCAGCGCCGCGCAGCTACGAACCGATGATGGTGCGGCGTTCGTAGAGGTTGCCGCAGGACATAACATCACCGTTCAAACACCGGGCCAGCTCACGGCTACGGCTGAAGGTGGAACGACAATCACATCCCCGACTATCACGCTGAACGGCAACGTAACGATTAATGGCAATCTGTCTCAGGGAATGGGCGAAAGCGGCGGTACTGCGACGATGCTTGGGCCGGTGACGGTAACGAATGACGTAACAGCTTCTGGTATCAGTGTCGCCACGCATAAACATGGCGGAGTACAGACTGGCGGGGGAACTACCGGAGGGCCGCAATAATGCGATACCGTCGCGAAGATACTGAAGGCGATTACACTTTCGGCCAGGGTGACGATACTTTCCTTATCGACAGTCCGGAATGTGTCGCCCAGGCCGTAAAAACCCGTTTCGAGCTGTGGCGCGGTCAGTGGTTTCTCGATCTGACGGAAGGCACGCCGTATGTTCAGTCAGTGCTTGGGAAGCAGCGATCAGATGTCTACATCCTGGCTATACGCGAACGCATACAGGATACACCGGGCGTTCTGTCGATTCTTTCCTTCGATACCAATTATGACGGCACCAGCCGTCGCGTCACCTTCACTTCCTCCATTGACACAATCTACGGCCAGACGACTGTAACAAGCGAGGCATAAATGGCTTTGAACCTCGACACGCTGGGGCTATCGGCAACGGTAACCGCCCAGGGGATTAGTGCGCCTGATTACCAGACAATCCTTGATACACTGACCAGCTATTTCAGGCAGATTTACGGTAGTGATGCCTACCTCGAACCAGACAGCAAAGACGGGCAAATGGTCGCGCTGGTGGCTCTTGCGGTGCATGACGCTAACAATACCGCTATCGAGATCTACAACTCTTTTTCACCGACGACAGCGCAGGCCGCAGCGCTTAGCAACAATGTGAAAATTAACGGGATCACGCGAAAAGTAGCGACAAACTCTACTGCTGACCTTCTGTTAACCGGTACGGCAGGCACGACTATCACGAATGGCTCCGCACGGGATAAAAACGGCATTATCTGGAATTTTCCAGCGAGTGTAGCGATCGGCGTTGATGGTACTGTGCTGGTGACGGCCACATGTGCGAATAGCGGTTCGGTTGCGGCGATGGCCGGGACTATCACCACCATTAACACACCGACTCGCGGCTGGGTGTCGGTAACCAACCCGGCTGCGGCTACTGTCGGTTCACCAGCAGAAACCGACGCAGAGCTGCGCATTCGGCAGGGGCAAAGCGTAGCGCTATCATCGATCACACCGTTTGAAGGCGTCGACGGTGCGATCGCCAACGTTGCGGGCGTGACACGTCACAAGCTCTACGAAAATGATACTGGAGCAACCGACAGCAACGGGTTGCCACCGCATTCAATTTCCGCCATCGTTGAGGGAGGGGATGTTACTGAAATAGCCCAGACCATCAGGGGGAATAAAGGGCAGGGAACCGCAACTTACGGTACAACTTCTGTCACCGTGCCGGATACTTACGGTAATCCTCACGTCATCAGTTTTTCGCGTTCTACCGATGTGCCAATTTTTGTAGCCATTACCCTGAAAGTTTTTACCGGGTATACATCTCAAATCGGCGAGCAGATAAAACAGGCTGTTGCCGATTATATAAATGGCCTGGCAATTGGCGATGACGTTCTGCTGAGTCGTATTTATTCCCCGGCAAACCTTGGCGTGGTAAGCGGAGGCAGTGCTCGCTATTACGACATTCAGGAGCTGCTCATCGGCAAATCCTCTGACTCAGTCGCAAGCGGAAATATCGATATTGCTTATGACGAATCTGCGTCATGCGTTGCGAGTCACGTCACTATCACGGTGACCTCATGAGCAAATACACCGAACTGATCACTAACTACCATGCTACCAAGCCACTCTTTTTTGACCATATAGATCTGAGCACCCGCCCGCTGATTGATGTGTCCAGCACTATGTCAGGGCTTGTAACAGCCTTCGATATCGATACGGCGGTTGGCGTGCAACTCGATATCCTCGGCCTGTGGATTGGGCGTAGTCGTATAGTCAGCCAGCCAATTAGCGGCGTTTATTTCAGCTGGGACACTGACGGGCTCGGATATGACCAGGGCATCTGGCAAGGGCCATATGATCCTGATTCTGGCTATACGACGCTGAGTGATGAGACGTACCGCATCATTCTGAAAGCGAAAATCGCTATCAACAACTGGGACGGCCGGAACGATTCTCTGCCTCCCATCCTTGACGCTGCGACTGCTGGCTCAGGCCTCAGGATGCAAATTGTCGACAACCAGGACATGACGATATCGGTTTGGGTATTCCCCGAGACTGATATTTCTGATGTGTCTCTTGAACTGATTGCCGCTATCAAACAGGGCTATCTCACCGTTAAAGCCGCCGGCGTATGGGCTGGTGGCATTGAAACGCCCTCGGTAGAAACACCGTCCGAGGGAACAAAATTCTTTGGGTTTGATATGGATAACGAATACATCGCCGGGTTCGATGACGGCGCATGGGGGAGATTACTTTAATGGCCGGAACTAATGATTTTAAAGCGTTTGCGACAGACACTGACGCAAATGTTACCTCGCAGGAGGAATGGGAGGCGCTCACCGCCCTGAAGAAGGGGTTCTCCTCGGGTAAAGCATCCAGCGCACAGGTCAGTAAAGCACTGCGCCAGCCGTCCACGATGGCGGCTGTTTTGGGGCAGTTTATCGCGAACGCTGAACTGGACGCACTCGATGATGGTGACGTTGACGGGTTGGTGGCAAAACTGGCGACAGCGATTACCACAAACCTTGGTTTGGGAGAAGGTGCTCCAGCTATTGGCGTTCCGTTCTTCTGGCCGTCCGCCGCAATGCCAAATACTGTAATCGACAGTTGGTCCAGTATGGTGTTTTTGAAGTTCAACGGCGCGAAATTCTCTGCCACTGATTACCCTGTGCTGGCGAAAGTGTTTCCGGCGCTAGCATTACCTGACGCACGGGGTGATTTCATTCGTATCTGGGATGATGGGCGCGGGATTGATGTCGGACGTACCCTACTTTCAGGGCAATCACACACAATTATGGATCATGCACACAATATGGAATTGTGGACGGGGGACGGGCTTGCTGCAGGAAGTGCACGGGAAGGAGTAAACCCAGGAATACTGGCTACATATGGTGACGGGGGAATAGTTAAAACGGACGAACCCGGTCTTAAGGTGCCTTCCTCACTACGAGCTCTTAGCTCTCGTAGTGTTAAACGTTATGGTGAAATTAGTGGACATGTAGGTACAGAAACCCGTCCACGAAATATTGCATTTAACTTTCTGGTGAGGGCTAAATAATGAAACCTGTTTTTGATGAAAATGGGCTGGCTACAGTGCCGGGCGATATGCGTTGTTTTTATTATAATGCAGTAACGTATGAATATACCGGCTGGTCTGATGAATATATTAATACTGGCGTAAGTATACCCGCCTGTTCCACTGGTACTGACCCGGGCGAAAACATTCCGGGAAAAGTGGCAGTATTTACGGGTAAGGGATGGAGCCATGAAGAAGACCATCGCAATGAGACCGTTTACTCAACTGAAAATGGCGCAGCTGTTACAGTGGATTATATCGGTGCCATCAAAGACGGTTATGTCACGCTTTCACCGTTAACGCCATACGATAAATGGGATGGTGAGAAATGGGTGACGGATACCGAGGCACAGCATAGCGCCGCAGTAGAAGCGGCAGAAGCACAGCGCCAGTCGCTGATTGATGCTGCAATGGCTTCCATCAGTCTGATTCAACTGAAATTACAGGCTGGGCGGAAGCTGACGCAGCCAGAAAACACCCGACTTAACGCTGTGCTGGATTACATTGACGCGGTGACGGCAACAGATACCAGCACAGCGCCGGACGTCATCTGGCCTGAACTGCCGGAGGCGTAGGCCATTCAATATCTGGCGCACCGGAAGTATCGACCAGTTCCAGTGCGTCCAGATAATCCAGCCACAAATTATATTGCGCCAGTTCCTCACCTTTCAGCCGGCCAATAGCCGCTTTACCAGGCCATTGTTTACTGTTCATATAATCGTTGGCCTGATTAATCAGTTGCTGCTTTTCCAGTTCGGCTGCAGCAATCTGTTCCTCATGTGTTGGTGGTGGAATTTCAGACCATGCAGGAAAACCATTTTCTCCAGCGATACGGATTTTTCCTTTCGGCGGTAATCCGGAAAACTCAATATACACTTGCTCATCAACTTCAACAGCATCATCTGGCCATGAGTCAGCTTGAGTGTAATCCTCTTTCATCTCCAGCGGATAGAAAGAGTTTGTAGTCGCGGAATATATGTAATTCATTTTTAACTCCATATAGCTAAATTAACAGCCTAACGCTAAAAATGAAGCGCCGAGGCCAGGAGTACTGGCTCTGGATATAAATTTAACCGGGTCGGGACTAAAACCTGCACAGGCAATATAACCAACAGCCCCGCTATCTGGTGTGTAGTCTTGTGAGACCAAAACACGCAGACATCTGTTTGGAAATGCAATCGGGAAATGGGTTACTACATCCTGTGCAATGCCTGGTGCGCCGATTGAGCCCCACTGAAGAATAAAACCTGATGGTAATTTTTGATATCCAGTACCTGAAACAGAAAGCGTGAAGCTACCCATATCAGGTATCTGATTCGCCCCTGTCCCTACATTCCTTTTAGCCGCTTCTCCCAAACCAACCTTTTTATAACCATCAAAAATCTGGTGATGCTTCGCCGTTTCTCCTGTTTTCATAACAGGAGAAATCCCATGATTTACGGTTATGCCCGAGTATCAACAAACCACCAGGACACTGAATTGCAACTAACGGCGCTCAAGTCAGCGGGTTGTGAGAAAATTTTTGAAGAGCATGCCAGCGGGAGGAAATCGAATCGGCCGGTTCTAAAACGGCTGATCGCCACTATGCAGCCGGGGGATGAACTGGTGGTCTGGAAGCTGGACAGGATAGGCCGCAACGTTCTGCATGCGCTGTTGATGTTCCAGCAGTTACAGGAAAAGGGTATCAACTTCCGCAGTATTACCGATGGCGTGGATCTCAAAACAGCCAGCGGCCGCTATAACTTTCGTAACATCCTTTCCGCAGCACAATATGAATCTGATCTTAATAGCGAACGTACCTTAGCAGGGCTGGCCGTAGCCAGGGCAAAAGGGCGAGTTGGTGGTCGCAGGCCTAAGTTCACGGATGAGCAATGGCGGGAAATGGGGGAGCGGATGGCAACCGGTGAATCACGACAAAGCGTATCAAAAACGTATGGAGTAGGGCTCTCAACTCTGTATAAAAAGTTTCCAGCTAGCTGA